TAAATCAGTTATTTTCATTCCGAAGCCCTCCGAATTGTTTGTCCAGCATATACATGAACCCTTGCGCCATCTCCGAACCGAAGTCCGATTTCACGATTCCCTTCCGGGAAAACACCCTCACGACCTCCTTCCAGAACTCGTCGTCCTTCGGATCCTGTTCGCAGAACATCCGGTAAGACTGCCAGAGCGTCCCTAATTCGTCGTGCTGGCTGTGCAACACATACATCAGTTCCTTAATTTTCACCACCCCCTCAAAATGGAATTATGTCCAGGTCATCCTCTGTCGCAGTCGCAAATCCGTCGAAAGCAAAACATTTGGACGGGCGGAACGCAGCTTCCGGATCCTCACGGGCAAAGATACGTTTACTTGCATCATCGAACCCGCAGATTACGCCTTCAAAGTCGCACCGCCCGGTCAGACGGTTCTTTATGACCTTGAAAAGCCGTTCGTCCCGTCCGATGTCCTTGTTGCGTCCGTAACTCATGATTACGCCGGACAGGTTCGTGATTTCCGAACTTCCGAGAACATCGTCATTTTCATCGATGCTTTCGCCCTTCTTTTTGTGGGCGATCAGCAGGATCAGCGCATTGTATTTTTGCGCCATCCGGGCGAGACGCTTACACAGGAGCTCCTGTCGCTCGAACTTTTCCGAACCAAGGTCCACAAGGTCGATTGCCGTCATAAGGTTGTCGATCAGGACGAACTTGCACCCGAACTGTTTAATGTAGGTCTCAATAACTTCCAGCAGATTCTTCTTTGATTCATCCACGACCGAAGTATCGTAAATGTAAGCCCGCCCGGCGTACCAGTTTCCGATCGTCTCCGCATTCTGAGGTGACAGCTTGTAGGTATCGTAGTCTCCGTGATTCTCCGTAATGATGCGGTCAGCTCCTGCGATCTGGAAGTCGAGCCACTTCCGAACATCGCCCTTTTTCATTTCGCCGGAGTAGATAAAGCAGTTGTAACCGTTCTCCAGTGCCATTCGTGCGAGCATGGAGCCTTCGGTCGATTTGCCCTCACCACGTTTTCCGGTCAGAATGTTCATGAACCCGAACGGGACCCCGCCGGTCAGGGTTTTGTCGATTGCACGGATGCCGGTCGGAAGCTTTTCGTCCACATCTCCGTCCTGATACGCTACGCTCTCCAGCGGAAGGACCTGATCCAGCATCTGAGGCTTTGCGTTCCGGATGGCGTTCCGGATGGCCTCCGGTCCGTACTTCCGAAGAATCTCGTTTGCGTCCTTGCACCCTTTGTAGTCTTGGAACTGGACCGCCAGCACGACCGTGTCCGTCGTCAGGAAGCGTGAAGTAATATCCGGCAAGAGCGTCATCTGGTCGTTCTCATAATCTCCGAAAACTAATATCTCCCGGAACTTCTTTATCCAGTCCCAGTTATGCGGGATCCACCGCATTCCGTTTTTGCCCGTCGGAACCGAGCAGCAGTTATTGAATCCCGCTGTCGCCACGCTCAGGCTGTCTATCTGTCCTTCTGTGATAATCAACCGGTTGAAGTCCGTACACTGCTTGATTCCGAACAGAATCGACTTCATGCCCCGCTCGGACCATTCCTTGTTTCCGCCCTTGTCCGGGTCGAAGTCAATCGCCCGGTACTTAATCATCGACAGATAGCCGTCCTCATCGTAGAACGGGAAGACAAGCACGTTGTCGTTGTCCTTCCGGGTCACAATCTCGTATCTCCTAACCACCTCCTCCGAGATGCCCCGCTGCCCGCATAAGTATTCGATCGCCGGGTCCGTAGGAACGAACGGTTTCTCAACCTTGAATCGCTTCCACGAATATTTCGGTCGTTCATACTCCGTCACATCCGTGCCAAGGTCGAGTCCGAAGTCCCTGTGAAGCGTGTACAGATTGCCACGGGCTCCGCAGGAAGCCCTCAAGCAGTTGAACGCACCCGTCTTCACGTTGATCGCAAATTTCTCCTTCTTGGTCGTAGTCTTTCCGCAGTACGGGCATTTCACGAAAATCAGCTCGTCCCGGATCAGCTTTGTCTGTATTCCCTGTTCCCGGGCAAACTCTTCGCACACCGCCCGGATGTTCACATTAATCGGTATCATGCTCTAACTCTCTTTCATCTTCCAGACTGGCGAACCAGTCCTCCTCCGCTTCGATTTTTCCCCCGTCAGGGGATGCTATTTCTTTCTCTCCTTCTTTATGTTCTTTCTCTCCTTCTTTGTTACGTTGCTGTCTGTGTTCCCTGAGCGTTGCTGTCTGTGTTCCCTGGGTGTTCCCTCGACCTTGAAAATCGCTATAGTTTACAAGGGTTAGAAGTGTTCCCGATTTGGTACGGAACCGTGTTACCATACCCTCTGATTCTAGTGTTCGGATGAAGTTGATCACTCTATGCGGACCCCATCCCCACCGTTCGGCAAGCACTCTCACGCTGGTCCATGTCTGCCCACGCTTGACCGTGACTAATTTCCCGTTGATGTAGATCTTCGCATCATCATGATTTGCGTCTAGGATTAGGTCTATCCATGCTCTTGCAGGGTCGAACGGTTTAATGCTCCACAACCACCCGTCACGGATAGACCTGTACAGCAGAACCCATCCTTTCGATTTATCCGCCATCAAATTCGCCTTTCGTTAACCGCTCCTTCAGGTCCCGGTAAAGGATTTCCCGAATCAGAACAGGGCTCGTGTCCTCCTTGCAGAAAATGACCTGCAGATTGTATCGGATTATCCACGCCGTAAGCGACGCCAGAAACGCAGTCGATCGGAACCGGCTCCGATACTTTCCGAGAATCAGATGCTCCCACGAACCGTTTTCGATCATCAGGAACATCCGCCCGCCTCGGTTCCTGCAGCGGACCATCTCAGCTTCGAACCGCTTGCGGTCCTTTGTGAAGCACGCCGCCAGTTCGTCAAGGTTCATCTTCCGCTCTATGGCACACAAGGGAAAGATTCGTTCGGAAGCGTCAAACAGGGTCCGCCCCGGCTCGATCTCGGCGTTATAAGTGTAGTCACCATAATCAAGCACCGCCTTCTCGCAAGGTACACCAAGCGCATTGTATCTGCGTCTGGCCCTCGCTGTGTCCTGCTCTCGTGTGTCCCTGAGTATAGTCATGCTGTCGAGAACTCTTTCGACCTCCGCCGGATTCATCAGAACGGGAGCTCCTCGTCAACGCCTGCCGGAACGGACATAAATTCGTCAGCTTCGGGTCTCTGGACGCTTGCCGGACGATTACGTGCAGGATCGTCTTTCGGAATCTTGAAATTGCCGTTGCGGATTTTGTCGATGGATGTGGACAGCTTGGCGTTCGGGATCAGGATCAGTTTTCCTTCCGGAGAATACCATTCCCTGCAGTTGAAGACGAAGCCGATCAGCTTACCCTTGAACTTGGTTTCGTCCCAGTCAAAGTGATAGCCCGGATTGCTGTCTTCCAGCGCATCCGTGAACGTGCGGAATTTGCGTTTCGTCCATCCGTCTTTTTCGGTTCCATCGTCCGCAGGAACGTTCAGAGTAAATGTTCCGCTCCACTTCTTATCCTCGCTCGTACTGCTGTCATACTTCTGCTGGTAGTAGTTGGCATACTCACCTTCTACGATGTCGAAAGCGATGCGGATCCGCTGCCCGTACTGGTTCTCTTCCGGCTTGGCTCCGATAATCTTGCAGACATACCCGCCTCTGGGAAGCGATGTATTGTCCGTGTATGCCCTTGTTGTGTTGAAGTCGTTAAATTTTTTGATCATGATTTATTCTTCTCCTTTCATGTTGTAATAATCCCTGATCGCCTCCAGTTCGTAATAATCGCGAATCTTTGTGTCTACATACTTCAAATCGTTCGGAATTTCGACTGTATCAAAGAGGCCTTCCGGAGTCTTCGCCGTGCTCTGGCCGTTGGACTGGGTAAAGAACTTATGATCCTGACAGTAAAGCACAATGTCGAAGCATCCCTCGATGGTCAGCTTTTCGTCCAGCATCTTGCCGATGGTCTTGACCTTCTCACGCCCGTCTGTGTCGAGCTCGCTGTGATGCAGGAAGTAGACGATCTTGTCTTCGTCTTCCAGCTCGTTGACGAAGTGGATCAGGTCCCGGAACTTCTGAGCCATCGAAACATATTTGTCGTAGCCCTTCTCGTACGCCCGATCGAATAATTCGTTCACGAGCAAATACTGGCTGTCGTCGATGATGATCGTCTTCACCTTTGCATTTTTTACGGCTCTCATTATCCAAGCATACTTCGCAGCATTCACCGCAGCTGCGTCTCGTGCTTCGCCTCCGGTCGGGTCCTTCGGCACTCGTGCGACCTTAATCTCCGACTTGAACGGAAGCCTGCCCTTCTCTACGGAAATCACACCGACCTCTTCCGGTTTAAAGTTCTTCAGCGAGTAGGTCTTGCCGGACCCGCTTCGCCCAATCAAAAGTACTGGCAGTGCCATAATTCATTCTCCATTCTGTAAGTATTCCCAAGTTTTCTTATCCAATGTCATGAACGGACATTTCCTGTCGCCGAAGTCCGTATCCGTCAATAATTTGCACTTGCCCGTGTCGGCGTCCTCGTGCCAGCAGACCAAGCATCCTTCGATATGCTCCGGGCAACGTGGCCAACAGTACCTGGCTTCACGCCGATACACATTCTTCACTCCCATTTTTCTTCCCATTTCACCAGCTCCGCATCTCTCCAGACAGCGTCGCAGAACCATCCGTCCACCGCATCGGACTTTGACTCCTTAAACTGCTTCCGGATACACTCTAAATGCGTCCACTTGTCTTCGTCGACCTTGAGCGCAAATGTGCCTGCGTCAATCTCCTCTCCGCAAATCTCGCAGATGACCGGAACCATGTGGGACTCACGATTCTCCCAGTCTTCGGCTTCGAGCCACGGTTCCCTTCTCTCAGCCATCTTCCTGCACCTCCTCGCCTGCGAGACGCAGAATGGTTGCTTTGTCGATGCTGTATTTTTCATTCCGGACATGTTCGACAATCATCTTTAGTCGGCATTTGCACTCAAGCAACTCCTCGTGTTCAATCGGGTTAATTGCGTCCATTGTGAACAGTGTTCCGAATGCAGATTCGGTTAAAACGATTTTGTTGTTATCACTGTATTCAATCATGTGGTATAATCCTCCTGTGTTATAATTTCCTTTGGAAGCGTCCGGTTACATTGCCCATGTCCGGGCGTTTCCGTATTTCGCAACTTCGAGTTGAAAATAGGTCTCCATTGCCGGAGCGAATATCCGCTCGTAATACAAGTCGGCAATCTTCTGTGTCAGTGGCCTTGCGTCCAGTCTGACAGCGAACATCAGTTTCCGCATACCGAACCCCCTTCATCGGTTGGCATAACAAAACGTGGCAATCCATCCTCCGCCGACAAGCTCCAGCGCACTGGCGATCAGCAGGCTCCCGTCATTGTCCACTATGGACATTCCCGTGAACACAAGAATGAATGCCGCGAGCGTGATGCTGATCAGCAGGACATTTCGCCAGTCGGTCGTTACGATGTTTGCCTCAAGCATTTCTGCGCTGTGAAAATATAAGCTCCTTATCCGTATAAATACTCCCTTCATTTTTCTCCCCCAATTCATATTCCGGCACTTCATACCCCATTACGATTGCCGGATGCCATTTGCACCAGTCGATAAACGCCGTTTTCTCAACCCGCCATTCTCTCCCCACATGAATGATCACCTCCGGCGGGTATCTGTCCCCGATATACTGGCACATCCGCTTGACCGTCCTACGAACCGTATCGATGGAACAGTCGAACTCGATCGCCAGTGATCGGAATGATCTGTATTCCATTTACACCTCCTCGCCACGCTGTGTGGTTTCAATCTGCATAAAAAATAGTCTTCACGGAACGCTTGTAGTATTCCGCAATCCTGATCTTTATGTCGTCTCTGGGAATTCTGTTTCCGCACTCGTATTGAGAATAGGCAGTCTGTGTAATTCCGATAGCGTCGGCAACTTCCTGCTGAGTGCGCTTGCCACGAAGGGCAATGAGTCGTTCTGCAATGGCTTTTCTGTTCATCTGTTCACCTCCTTATCCAAGTCTAAAACCACATCTCGTGGTTTCCTATGATAAAATACCACGAATTGTAAAACTTGTCAATTCATTTTGTGGTAATTGGTATAGATTTTTTATTCGACCCGTGGTTTAATAGAATCAGGGAAGAAATGGAGGTCTATTATGAGTAACTTCAGGATCAGATTAAAGGAACTCAGAGAACAGAGACGCATGAACCAGACTGACCTTGGAAGAGCACTCGGACTCAGCACTGGGGCAGTCGGAAATTACGAACGCGGCGAACGCACTCCTGACATCGAAACACTGGAGCGGATCGCTGACTACTTTAATGTCAGCATTGATTATCTGCGTGGGCGTGATGATGTGACGATCCGCATCGTTGACCCGTCCGCAAAGGAAGAATTTCTCCTGCAAGCGTACAGAGAACTGAATGAGGAAGGCAGGAAGAGACTGGACGATTATGTAGGTGAATTGCTGAAGATTTATAAGGAGGTGTGACTATGTGGGTAGAGAAACGTGGAAACAAATTCTTACTGATCGAACGCTACACCGACCCCGCAACAGGACTTCAGAAGCGCATTTCCGTCTCGATGGAGAAGAACACCGCCCAGAGCCGAAAAGTCG